AGTCGGCAGTGCAGTTGCACCGGGCAGACGTGCTGCAACGGGGATCGAATGGTCATCAGCACCACTGGTAGTGATGTTACCGAAGTCACCCTTGTTCAGCTTGTTAGCTGCCAGCAGTTCGTCGTTACCTGCCGACGAGTTTGCTTTGGTGCCGTTTACGGTGTCGTTCACGGTGTCTGCGTTTGCGTGCAGAGCCGACTGTTTGTAGCCTGCCAGATAGCCAAGAACTTCTTGGTCAAACTGATCAGCCAAACGATAGGCAGCACGATCCGAAGCCAACGACTGGAAGTTCACATGCGAGTGAGCTTCTTCAATGTCGTCTACTTTGAATGCAAAGTAGTTAGCTTTATCAACGACCAGCGAGAAGTCGTTGTCGGTCAGATCCTGAGGCGCAATCGTAGTACCACGCAGGTACGACGACACAGTGATTTCAGGTTCTTTGATGATTTTAACGGTATCGCCCATGTTTGCGATTTCACCGAAATAATCGTTGTTAGTGATTGCGTCAACAATAGATGCTTTGCGGAAGGCAAGTTGCACCTGTTTGCTGTAAATAACGGGCGAGAAATTGCCGTTAGGCAGGTTGCCATAGCCCGAAACTGCTCCAAATGCCATTGTAATTCTCCTTAATAGCTTGGATTTACAGATGCAAACTTACATGTATTTATTCAGAGGCTAGCAGCGTAAGGGTGCGTTATCTTAAACAGTAAGATGATCAGTCTTTCTGTACAAAATCAACGGGCCTTACCGTTCTAGGTAATCCGTAAAGTCATGTGTTTGCGGGGGAATGATATTAACTAGAGTAGCCGTGTAGGGTCTAGTTATATATCCATTATATAGTTATACTCTGACACTACCAGAATGTCAACACTTTTTACCGTGCACTACCAGATAAATCATAAATAAATTTACCAGTTCTAATAGCTTCCATGATAGAGTCGGCAGCTTTTTCATACTCAGCAGCAGACATTTTTTCTACTGCAGACTCACGCAAGTAACCAGAAGCATCGTTTTGTGTAGGTTTGCTACGACCCCGTGTACTTACGGAAGATGCAGCATCTCTAGAGTTATTCGTTTTTGTTCTAATGTTTCTGTCAGCTTTGTACAAATCAATAGCACGTGCTGCAGACTTAGCATCGGAATCATTTTCGTATAGGGCGTCTTGAACCCATTTAGGTTGTTCGTCTACCCACTGATGAAAATCGTCGTTGTCTCTGATATCATCAAAGTCAGGATGCAGACGCATAAGTTCTGCTTCAGCTTTTTCTCTAGCAGCATTTGCTTTCATTTCGTCAATTTCACGAACACGTGCTTCTAGACCTTCAGCTTGTTCCTTTGCTTTTTTGATTGCAATTGTTTCAACAATAGCAGCAACATCGGGGTATTTACGTGCCCAAGCATCAATGTCTTCATCTGACTTAGGCAATTTAATTTCTTGCTGCGTAGATTTCTTTAACTGATCTTCTAGCTTTGCAATACGATCTTCATACTCTTTTTCTTTTTGTTGCTGATGCCTACGCAGATCACCATAACGTTTTTTAAAAGATCTTTCTTCCGCAGAATCTGGTTCAGCATCATTGGTCATTTCACGTTCAGGATTCTGCCGTTCTTCAATTAGCTGTTGCAGTTCTTCTTCTTCACGTTTAATACGTTCTTCATTAGAGTACTTACGGTTTGCAAAAGCTACTTTTTTGGGTGCTTCTACTTCAGAAGCCATAACATTCATATTCTCAGACATAGTATTTCCTTACTGGGGCCACCGTAGCCATGTTGGGATGGGGGATGGGTAGGCCAGTCTAATGTAGCAGTTTTATTTTTTCTTACGTGCTGCTACGCCACGTGTCTTGTCAACACTTCTTTTTGCGGTTTTTTGTTTGCGTGCTACCAAACCACCTCTATTAAATGGTCCCTCTGCATCAGCGCCATTTTCACCAGATCCAACTTCAGCGCCAGCAACACCCGGATCTGGGCTAGCATTACCTCCACTAGGACCGGGAGCATCAGGGCCGGGAGCATCAGGGCCGGGAGCATTACCATTAGGACCGGGCGCTTCTCCCCCACCTCTTTCAGCAGCAACTGCAGCTGCAGCAAGACCGGGATCAACCTGCCCAGATTCGTAACCAATTCCGTAATCTTTTCCACCTATGCTAACAGATGCGCCCGGCGCATTAGCTGCCGTGTTTCCGGGAGTTGATGGCGTGCCAGTCTCTCCAATACTAGGACCGGGACCACCAAATGCATCCAAGCTGACCGTGCTTTCTCTAGCCCCAGCTCTAGTAATTTGTCCTTGCCTTCCTAGTGCATCAAATGCTTCTTTAGCTTGTTCTTGTTCAACTGAATCCAAGTAATCTTGAATGCTTTTCATTTCTCTTGCTTCATTGAAAGATTCAGCTAATGTTGGCGTTGGAACAGGACCAAATACATCTAAGCCAATTTTACTTTCAATATTAGCTGCTCTACTAATTGCAGCTTGTGTAGCAACAGCATCTACTACATCTTTGCCTACATCTTTACCGCCAGTCAACTGTCCCGATTCGTTTACATCAATGCCTGTAATTGCTTCATCCAAACTAGGCGTAGCTGGTGTTGGTGTTCCAAGAACATCTTGAGCCATTGCTAGATCCTCTGCAGACAAGTTTTGTGCAGCGGCCAATGCCATCATGTCATCTTTAAAATCTTGCTTTTCTTGGGTATTTCCAAGAAGGTCTTGTGCCATTGCCAAATCATCGTCACTAAAATTAAATGTAGATTCTAACGTTTCATCATCAATGTTAGTTGTCGGGGTAGCTGGTTGAGCTTGCTTTGAAGGTGTCTGTGTTTTTGTTTGCTTCGTCGGTGTTACAATAGTCTTTTCTTCTTCTTCTTTTTTCTGTTTGTTCTGAGTAAAAATATTTTTAATCTTGTCAATTATGTTAGTTTTTTTACTTTGCTCTAAAGGATTGGGAATGTTCAAGGCTTTTGCACGCTGAGCAATAGGCTCTTGAACACGACTCTTATAATCCTTTGCGATAGCATGACCAATCAGACCCAAAACAGGATTTGCTATTCCCATAAGAGATAAATTACTTAAATTATTTACATCATTAGCTAAGTCATTAAGCTCAGCTTCAGTCATATTTGCGATTTCATCTGCAGTAGGTACAGTTGACATATCCGTATTTGGTTCTTCTGATGGGCCACCCCATTCTCGTTCACGCATAGCATCTGTTACTGTTGCTGTCTGCACAGAAGTATCCGTTGTGTCTTCTGTTTGTGTGCTATCTTCTTCTTCATAAGGCACAAAGCCATCAGGAATTGGTACAACAGGTTCATCAAAGTAGAATGGAATATCTCTAATTTCACCAGTGCTTTCGTTTTTGTACTTTATATACGTGTATACTTCGTTAACCGTTGGCAAGAAAGAATCACCAGCGCCAGTAGTAACGTCATTTAAATCTAATGAATTATCTGTATAAGTGGATGTTTGCTGTGTGTTTATTCCTGCAGTAGCTAGCTGCTGTTGGTTGCCGCCAACAAATGTTGGGCGATAACCTGTTGCAGTACCCTGTGGATTTGTGGGTGAAAAAGAGCTTGGAGGAATAAAGTTTGGTCTATTAAGTGTTGAGCCTGTAAAGCCAGAAGGTTGCATGTATGCACCTTGTTGAGCCTTTACTACACCACCTTGAGCCATTTCTTGTGGCATCATAATAACTAAATCTTCAGGAGAAAAGGGAAGATCATCTGGAATAGTTGCTTCTTCGCTATTGCCCATCTGGCCCATAGCTTCCATTTTCTTTAAGCCCATCTTAGCCTCTTGTCGCATTTCCATTAGCTTCTCAAGACCAAAATAGCGCACTACGTCTGCAGGCATAACAAATTCGCCTTCACTGAGCATAGCAGGAATATCATCACGCACTTCTGCACGTGTACTACCCGGAGGAACGTCATTACCAGATACTGGATCTGTCATGCCGCCTTCATCATAAAGACCGCCATCCTCAAAAAAGCTCATTTGTTTTTCATACATAGTAGTGTCCTTTAGTTAGACTTTAGAACTTCGTCTCTAAGCATTTGCAATCTACGAAGTTGATAAATAGCGCCTTGTGCTCTTCTTACTGTGTCAATACTATCTGCTTGCTCCATAGTCTTATGTTGCTGAGCAATAATAATATCTAGGTATTTACTGAACTTGTCCCATTGGGCTTGGTTGCTGACCAGCCCCTTGAGCTGGCTGAGGTTGTCCTTGTTGTGCATTACCGCTGAATCCTTGTTCTTGTGGATTTGCAACAGCACCAGTACCGATAGTGCCGCCACCTGCTCCAGTCATATCCATTGGGTTAGCACCCGCTGGTGCTCCGCCCTGTTGAGCTTGTTGCTCTTGCTGAAAGCCCTTCATAAGCTCAGCTTGGATTGCGGCCTCATTAATGTCATTGGTAACTTTATCGGGATCAAGATCAAGAGACTTAGCAATCTCTCTAATAATATACTGGAATTTAGCAAATGGTGCAAGAGCAGGATTACTTGCAACCTGCAAGAATTGCATAAGCCTTTGGCTACGAACTTCATTAGCCATCAAGCTTTCAGTACCACGTGCTTTAACCTCTAGGTCACCTTTAATCTCTGGATCAAAATCAAACTGCATATTAAAGCGGAATAGACCTTCACCCAAAGGACGAAGAAGATAATCGTCTACGTTTTTAATTACGTTTTTAATTGTTCCATTTGCAGCACCCATAAGCATACTGATACCGCTAGCAGTTCTGCCAACACCGCTTACACCTGTCTGACCATGAGCAAAGCTAGGAAAACCTGTGCTTTCGTCTGCAAGTACACGAGCCTTATCAAACAACTGCAAGTTTTCTTGTGCAACGTTAGGAAACTTAGTACCAAAGATTGCTTGACCCGGTGCACCACCTTGTCTGCGAAATACTTTACCCGGATACACAGACAAATCTTGTCCGGGCACTAGGTTAGTTTCATCTACTTCAATTAACAAATTGCCAGACAATACAGCGTTATCAACAGCCATACGCATAAAGCCGTTCATCAGTGTCTGTGTATCATCCATGTTTTCTGCAATACCAACACCAAAGAACGAATAAGGATTAAGTTCATAGGGTGCTGCCATATAAGGAATACGAGCAGGCTTAAATGGATTCAAAACCATGCGCAGTAGTTTGTTATTACAAATCCAAACATTTGCTTGCAGCTCATCTACATCCATTAGCTCTCTAGGAATATCTACCCCATACTCAATAAGCATTTCAACATCAACCATACCCCAGTACTCAAGTACTTCAAAGCGATCAATACCTTGATCAGGAGCATAATCTGCTAGATCATCTTCCCAATACTTTTTGATGTAGTTCTCACCATAGCTAATGGCTTCGTCAATCACAGAAGCACGGAAGTACGGACGCTTCTTCAAAGCACGCAACTGAGAACGAGACATCTTGTGACGTTCAATTACATACTGCGCTTCATTCATGCTATTCGCATCTGGATCGGGATAAAAGTTCCACACAGAAACATGAGATACTTGCGGAACAGTTTTAAAGATAGGGCTGTAGTTACCGTCATCATCCCAGTTAGGATATTCTTTATCGACAGCAAATGGGCCTTTCATTACACCAGTACCAAACAAAGCCATTTCAAATGCCGTACTGCGCAAATGAGTAGAAGCATTAGATTCTTCCAACTGATCTTGGATTTTCTTCTGCATCTTTTTAGCTGCAATCATAGCTGGATTAAAAGTGACAGATGATGGAGTAGTACCCGGACCTTCTTTAACACCAGAGATATCTTTTAATTTATCGGCTAGCATACCAATGCTATCACGCAACGTTTTAGCTGTGGCACCTTTTGGCAGTTCTCTACCATCATTTTTGTAGCCATACGGGCTTACAAGTTTATCCATCCCATCTTCACGAAGTTGTTCTGGTTCTTGTGGATCAAAGTGTATACTATCCACTACGCCATCTGGAAGTTCCGTTGGATCAACGGTAAGAGGAAACTTATTATTTGCAAACAGCACATCAACTATTTGACCATATGCTGCAAGTGTTTTAGTTTTTGTTACTTTAATAAATACACGAGACTTCTCAGCTTCTGTAAACTGTACGTCTGGACCATAGATACCACGATAGTTACGATAAGAACGCAACCATCTTTCTTCATCTTGCCTACGTACATCTTCAGAACGAAGATAACGTTCCATAATATACGGAATAATTTTGTCAGTACCAGCATCCTCTTCTGTAGAGTTGTCGGTATCTTCCAAGATGATTGCATCATCCTCAATAAATACGTCGTTATCTTCTGCCATTTATTTTACCTTTAGTAGCCAAACACTGAATCTGCCACACGCATACCATTAGATGGTGTACCCCTAGGATCATAATCAAATACACTAAAACGGGGTCTAGACATTATACCGTATCTCAGTGCATCATACAAGTGATCTTCAGATGTAGTGTCAATATCTTCTGGGTTTCTTTTATCAATTGGCAAAGCAGGAAGCTGAGCAACTGTATTAACACAAGTATTAAAAAATACTAAACGAGGTTCATTCGTAAACTCATCAATCTGTAATCTTCTATGTATTTCGTTTTTACCAGCAACACGAGAGCCTTTACTACGATCAGAAGGACGCCATCTACACCCTCGCATAATCATTTGCTCTGCTAGACTAGGCCCGGTATCACCACGTTTATGCCATAAAGAAGAGTCCAGTACGCCATACTTAATATTACCATCTTCTGCTTCTAGCTCTAAGATCATATCAGCAAGATCGGTAGCAAGTACTTTACTGCAATACAATTCTCTATAAACAATCAACTGTTCACTAGGACTAACAGCAAACCAAAGTACGCCACTGTAAGAACCATAACCATAATCTGCTGCTCTAAACTTTACCCAGTTAGATGGTATTTTAAAAGGTTCTATTACGTGTTTAGTTCTGTCAAACTCAGTAAAGGCAGCACCTTCTTTAATGTCCCAGTCACCTTCTAGCAACTGCCTTCTTTGTTGCTCAGGCAATGACAGAAGCATAGCTTCGTAATCACCTTGCTCTGCTAGGTATGGGTTATCACTTAATCGTGCAGGAATAAATCTACGCTTAAAAAGTGCTTTACCTGCTTTGCTATGGCCTGCCGGATAACGAAGTACTTCACCTGTTTCAATATCTGTAGCATCAAATGTATTACCTGCAGGTGCAGGATCAATAAACATTTTCTTAACCCAGTGATGCCCTCTACCTCCGGGGTTCGTAGTAGCCCGCATAAAGATAGGAAGATCGGGTGCAGTGGACCGTAGACGTGACCGCATGTAATTCCATGCATATGGTGTGGCCCATTGTGTCAGTTCGTCAAAGCCTATCCAGCTAAACGCCAGACCCTGATAACGCAAGACATCCTCATCTCTATCTAGGTAGGACATCCACAACCTTGCGCCAGAGGGCGCAGTCCACTGCATCTTTCTTTCTGACCACTTAATGCCGGGCCAAATCTTTGGATACATTTCTTGAGACTTAAATATAAGTTCTCGTAATTCTTCTGTTGTATGGCGAAGTAGCAACCCACTAAAGGCAGGATGCCCCATATAACGAAGTGGATCAGCCAACATAGCGTAAGACTTACCGCCACCTGCAGAACCGCCGTATAATACTTCACGCTCACTAGCAGCTAGAAAATCTGTTTGTGGGCCGGGGTTAGGCTTGAAGATAACATTATGTGCTTCTTCTATAGCAAGATCACTAACGCTTGACTCAACAATTTTAGCTTGCTCTGGTTTCGATTGCGCTGCTACCTTCGTCGCTAGTGTCTGTGGCTTTTTTGTCGAGGCGTTTCTGTTCGAGTTCTTCCGCCTTGGCGATTGCCGTTTTCGCATAGTCTGCCCATCTGCGAAGGCTTCTAGCTTTGTTTTTTCTTCTTCGCTCATTATCTAATCGCTTTTTTAATCCTACATGCGATATGTATCGCCCTGTATTTCTAGAAAGCCAGTGAGCAACTTCTCTATAAGAATATTGCTTGAGGTATTCTTTGGCTTTCTCAAGCAAGTCTAATTCATTTTTTATAGGAAGTAAAACAAATTTATCGTCGGGATCAGCCTCGTAACCAAAAGGCACTGTTCTAGAAACACGGGGAATGGCAACCCACTCATTATCTTCTTTAATGTCAGTAGGCTGAGGTAGTTTCCATGTTCCTGTACTCTTAGGCATCGTCTTCTTCGTAAGTTGGATTTTTAGCTGGCATAAGCATAACACCACCTTTAGCTTCTACTTGCATCTTTTCAGTCTTAACAAGACCAGTACGATCAAGCAGTTCTTTAGCTGCTGTCATTTTGTCACGAATACCAAGCTCAGTAGGATCATACAAAGCACCAACCATAGACATAGCTGCTTTGGGAGCATTACGAGCCATGTACATGTGCGTAGCATCAATGATTTCTTCTTTCAAAGAGGTTACTACTTCAGTGCTAGACGTAGCATCAGAGTAACCAGCAAGACGCTTAGCTGTGGGAATATCACCACCTGCTTCTTCAAACAGAACGTCCAAAAACTTTTTTTGTTTCTCTGTGAGTTGTCTAGTCATAGTGTGTCCTATTTATTTCTACGGAACAAGCTAATAATACCTTGACCTATTTGTGTTGGAGTAGGAAGCAACCATCCAAGAATTAAAAGCAGTATAACCCATACAGGTATTTCATTGATTGTTAGGTTCTGCACTGAGTCAGTCTTGACTGTGTTCTCTTGGTCTTGTGTCTGCTCAAAGCGTTCTACAGTCGTGTCAGTAAACTCAGTACGTGATTCTTGTACTTTGGTAGTACCAACCGTTTGTGTGTTGGTCTTACCTATCTGTGTATTAGCTGCTACGTTAGTGCCACCACCTGTCAAAAACCCTAGTGGGTTAAGACTTGAACAACTAGCGGTCATACTCACTAGAGCTAGACCTAGTAGAATTGCTGGTAACATTCGACGTGTGGTTGATTGTCTGTGTGCTCTTGCCATTGACGTATATCCCAAAGAATCCTGCACCAGCGCCTACTATAACAGATACGAACCCAGCCTGTGCATTACTTGGGTCTGGTAGGTTCATGAACCAGTTGGTCGTCTGGTAGAATGCAATCCCATACAAAGTGATAATCATTCTAGGCCAGATACGCCACTTGTCAAGCCACTCAGGAGTTACCTTCATTTTACCACTTTCCTTGCTGTGTACCAATAAAATAAATAATTAAGGCTAATACAGCTACACCTGAAACAGTAAGTAGGATACCAAAGACCCACAGGATCAGGGCTTCCTTGAACTTTTCCTTACGGTAAACTGTTTCTTCTCTTTGCTTCTTAACTCTACGAAGAGTGTCCTTGTATTCCTCTAACCCCTGCTGACCATAGCTGTACTGCAGCATAGTCTCAATGTCGGTCCTCATCTGCTGTATCTTCTTCTGTGCAGTGAAGATCTCTATTGCTTCAGCTTCTGCACTACCAGTCAGAGACTTCCAGATACTAGGGTTCAT